CTAGCTGCAAATTTAGAGATGACTGAGCTTTTGCAAACAGCGTTAGCGTATATGTTGTACCGGACGTAAAAGCTACAGACAACAATTCTATTCTATGGGTATCGGTTACCGTAGTATCTGTTATCAGCGCATCACCAGTCAGCGTCCCATCAGGAGCAACCACGGTGTTGCTCGTAATACTTGAACGTATTTTCGTCCAAACCGCATTATCAAACTGCTCAGAGTAAGTCACCAAGTTCACTCGCTGCTCCTCAATCAACAGGCCCAGCGGGGCAAGCGTAGTGGGGTTGTAGTCAAACCGTGGCGCGTCGATGGCAGCCGTTTGGATCAGGCCGTTGGATCCGGTGAACGTGGCCGTGGTAGAGCGTGTGAAGGTGATGCGGGGGTCGAGGGTTTGATTGCCAGACGTAAAGTCGAGGTTAAGCGTAGCGCCTGCAAAAGCGCCGCCTGAACCCAAATACGCTGGCAAAGAAAACCCAAAACCCAGCGACATATCAATAAATCCTGACGAGGTTGGTTGCCGTAGTGCCTGTGGCCAGCACTTGTAAAACCTGAACTGGAATAACTCCTCCAGCGGGTAGGTTTACAAATGTAACTTGGTCCCCTTGTGGGGTTGTCACTGCAACATTACCACCTGTGCCCACATACACCACAGAAGGTGTTGGCAAGTTGGCGGAATCACTGGGTGTGATTGTGCCCGCACTACCCGGAAACATCGGGAAGGTTGGGCTGTAGTTTGTTTGCTTGCCCATAATCAATCTCCTTTAAAACAGGGGCCAAAGCCTCTTGGTTTGCATCATGGTGATGCTCTCCTATTAAGAAGGAGTAACAGCAGTCGTGCCGTCAGCGTTGACCCAAGTGCTAGTAGCAGTTGCGCCAGTTGCAATCTTCAAAGTACTAAGGCTGGTATTGAAAACAATGGTCCCAGCAGCTTTGCCAACAGTATTTACCGTAGAAGTTGCAGATGCAATTTCAGCAGTGGTTGCAGTTGTAAGCTGAACATAACCAGTTGTTGCATCAAGATTGCCAGTGACAGTGCCAGTCACATCGCCAATCACGTTTCCGGTTACGTTGCCGGTTACGTTACCAACAATAGGTCCAATAAAACCATTGGTCGAAGTAACCGGGCCGGAGAAGGTCGTTGAAGCCATGCTTCTATCCTCAAATTGCGCTTGCTGTCTGTGAGGTCAGTCCGCCAAGTCGGTCAGCAAGCAGTTGGAAACCTTGGACTTTTGTATTTATACACCAAAAGAAAAGGGGGCACAAGCCCCCTTTCCCAACACACTTAAAGTATGTTTATCAGGACGCGCCCGGAGATCCGAAGATACCCAGAGGATCGCTGACGCCGAAGCTATAACGCTCACGAGCTTTATAGCGGGCATTGCCGGTATCAAAATCACCGTCCATGCTGGTAGACATGGGGGTACGCACGAAATGCTTCAGACCGTTTGGAACGTCTGTGGTCAGGAACCAAGCGTTTGTATCGGTCAAGAAGTGGTTAACGCAATAACCCTCAGGGATAGAGCCGTTATTTTTCAGCGCGTTGATATCGTTGTCGGCAGTGGCAACACGAAGTTCGGTTTCCAGCAGACGAGTTGCAACGAACATCAGAGCCGGAGGAACAACCAGCTTACGGGGTTTTGCTGCAATCAGCAAACCACGCTCGTCCGTCCAACCAGCGATTTGAATAACGGCGGCTTCCAAGGAAGTCTCGTTCAAATCTGCAGCGGTTGAAGGACGGTTGCTGTTGGTGCCACCGGAGATCAGGGGGTGAGCCGTATTGAACAGGCTAACACCGTCACCGTAGGTAACGGCGCTGTTAAAGCCTTGGTTCAGAACAGCAGCAGCCTTGACCTGCTTGGTGTACGCCATTGCACGAGCCAGAGCTTTGGTATAACGAGCCGAGAGGCTGTCATACAGGTTGTCTTCCATCGCCTCTTCGGTGATGGAGAAACCCATTGCAATGGTTTCGTGGTTGTAGCGTGCGGTCCAAGCTTCTTGCGCGTTGTCATACGCAATTGCAGAACCCTCTGCTTTAACGGGCGCAGCGGAGAAACCAGCCAATTTGGTCTCTTCTTCGAAAGAACGCTCAGAGGTCTCGGTTTCGTAGATCTCTTTGTGCTCTTCGCCGTAACGCTTGTACTCCATACCAAACAGGGCGTTAAGACCCGGCAGGAGTTCCTTCAGTAGTTGGGCACGAGAAATTGCCATTTTGAATTACTCCTTACAGGCCAGTTGCCAGTGGGTTGTCGTAGCTGTGATAGCCCTGATTCCACTTGACCAGAACTTCGGGGTAGCCCACGAAGGTCATGGCGGTTGCGGAAGCAATGGTCACAGAGCGGCTGATTGTCACGGTGGTGCCGTTGACGTTGGTAACCAAGTTATAGTCACCCGGATTGGCGTTAGCCACACCGGGAACGATAAATTGCATACCGGCCTGAAGGCCCGTAACAGCGGCTGCCAGAGTGATGGTGGTGGTCGAGCAGGTGCCCGAGCCAGACAACGTCACGCCAGTCTCGGGGACAAGGCCAACCACCCGGAACGGAGCGGTGGTCAACACGCGAGTGTTGCCAGAACCGTTAGAGGGAGCACCGCCCGAAACGCCCATTGCGCTATTGCCGGTGGTTGTGCTGCCAGCCGTGCCCGTGACCGGGAACAGGTTGGTGCCCACAAACGCCTGCGAAGCGTAACCAACTGCCGTGGCGGTATTCAGAGCGCCAGTGCTTGCTTGAGCAATCATGACAACTTTAAACACAGCACGGTCATCATCAACCACAAAAGCGGAGATGTCGTTTGCAGCAGTAGTAGCGGGGTAATACTGAGCAAACAGCTTCTGGCCGGTCGAGGGGCTGGTGTAAGAGCAGCCGACAAACACACCAGCAGCGCCAAGGGCAGAAGTGCTGGAAACTGTTAGATCGGTAGCTTCAATCAGACCCGCTTCAAACTTAACCAAGTCACCATTGAAAATGCTGGTGCCATAGTTACGCTGAATCGGAATCTGTCGGATAGCGCCAGCATACGGGAGGCCATTTAGTTCATTGATGGCTTTGTAACCGTAAGCGGCGTCAACAACAGGATATGCCATTTGCGACTCCAAAAAAAATTACTTACGTCCGAAAGACACTTCGGAGCGGCGCTCTTTGAAAAGAGGCATCCGGGCGTCGTTCTCGCGCATGAAATTACTGTCAACCGAAGCCATCTGACTGTCAGTTTGTTGCTGAAAGTACTGATTGCGTTGGCCGACAAACTCTTTAGGTGTTTTGCAAAGCATGAGTCCACCAATTTCAATGCTGTCTGGAAACCGGGATTTTTCCCCAACTTCCATCAATTGAATTTCAGGATGCTCAGAGGCTTTTACAGGCTCCCAACCTTCGCGGAGTTTTGAGGAAATGTTCATTGGATCGCTAGATCCAAGGGTGCTGACGCGAATCCAACGGAAATCGTATCCGTCTTCTTCGTTGGGCATAGGCAAAAGCTCAGGACGCATCCATTGCTTGGGCCGCTCAAAGGTTGCACGAGTTGTTTGTTCTCGGGGTGTACGTTCAGCCATTTTGCTTCCTCATTTCTTCCGCAACCGCACGGGCGTACTGTTCATTTGTCAGTCCGAGCCGCTTGGCGATATTTACTTGAGATTGTGTCAGTACGATTTTCTTTGGCGCAGTACTGCGTGTGGCAGGGGCAACAATTGACTTTTTCGCGGCAGTTTTCTCAGAGGGAAACGCATCTGGGAACATCTGTCGGATTTCTCCGTTCAGCTTGCCGTAATACTCGTCACTGCTGGGGTCTACCCCACTTTCAACAATCTCTTGATGGATTGTCAAAGCCATCGCTGTCATGCGATTGTTTGAACCAAACCAAGGATTGGAATTACGCCAAGCCTGTGCTTTGGGATCAACTCTTTGACTTTCCGTCGGTTCAGTTTTTACAACATTTTCTTTTGGTTGTAAAGAGGGTCTGAAATTATTTACTTTATCTGCCTTTATTTTGGCAGTTGTAATGGCTTCTTGAGCTTCGCTCAAAGCATCTGCATCGCCGGCTTCATAAGCTTCTTTAAACTTACGTTTGGCTTCATCTAGCTCTTGAGCAACAACCCTTTTGGCTTGTTCAAGAAGAGCGACTTGGCCTTGGCCCAAATTGCTTTGGAGCTTTTTATTCTCCTCTACAAGGGTTTGAGCAAGGCGGATTGCCTCTTCTTTCTCCCGCTGGGCTGATTCTTTTGCCCGGCGTTCTTCGTGATACCCCTTGGAAAAATGCTTGATGCGCTGTTTGGCGCTCTCTGTATATTGAGCAAGCTCATCTTCGCTTACATCTTGGGGTGGCTCCTCCATAGGAGTTCGTCCACGATCTTCCTCGGGCGTGTCGTCTACGACCTCAATTTCCGTTTCGTTTTCGACCTCAAAGTCAATTTTTTCTTCTTTTTCCTTGGGTTTTTCGTCCGGAAACTTAAATTCTCCATCAATTACAGCCATGATGTCCTCCTTATACTCGTTGGATGCCGCGAGGGTCTTCAACCACCGCTTCTACACTGTCATCGTTAATGATTCGAAACTCTCTGCCATGAATTTTTAGACGAGTTCCGGAGTTGGGGCGTACCAAAATAAAGTCGCCTTCCTTGCAAGACGGGCCACTTGGGAAGCGGCTTGCATCTTTGTAGCAATCCGGCCCGAGTTTCACGACAAACAAAACGGGGGTCAAAACCTCCTCGAAATGCATTGTCTTGGCCGACTTAACGATTCCCAATTCACTCTCGTCATATTCTTCTTGGGCCTCTGGGACCATTGTCAGAATGTGATAGGTTTTTGGGTCTGGTAGTTGTTTCGCCTTTTCTTCCGGGGATTTGTTTAGAACCCCAGAAAGATCTACGGCTGAGACATCAAAGTTACTCATCGTCTTCTCTTTCCATCTTCCGCACGAGGTCATTTATGTAACCATGAGCCAGAGATAAGCCTCGGATCTCTCCGGTCATGGATTTGTACTCGACAAAGTCTTTTGCCGAGCCATCGATGAGAGCGAGGGCGATTGATTCCCTCTTCTCTTCGATTTCTTTTAGCACCAAGAAAAGCGCATTGGATGCCATTTAAACCTCATTATTTTGGTCGTTGCGGGGGTTTGACTTGCTTAGTCATGTGTTTAAGCATGTCGGTCTTGAGCTTCTTGTCGTTGTTACGCTCTTGGGCATTTAAACGAGCAGATTCTTTTTGCGCCTCGATGGAAAGGCGTTTTTGCTCAAGCTCAAGCTTCTGCATTGCAACTTGGTAGTCGCGCTGAGAATCTTGTTCTTTGCGTTGCAGTTCTTGGGCACGAAGCTTGATTTCTTCTTGCTGAAGCTGCAACATGGGATCTTGTGCCTTTTGCTGCGCCTGCTGTTGTTGAGCCTGCGAGACATTTGTTTGCAAAAGCTGTTGTGCAGCCTGAGCAATAAGGCCAGAGATCTGAACTTCCATTTGCTCTGAAAGTTCTGCGTCGGGAGGGGTAAGCTCCACACCAAGCTGTTCTTGGACCTTGTTCCTGTAGGCAAAGGCCAAGTGCTCGGAGATGTGAGACATGATTGCGCCATGCATCTGCTGGGCCATTGGGCTTTGTCCAATCAAACCCATGATGCCCGGGTCTTGCATGAGGGCCATATGGGTTGCAATATGGGCTTCGTGGTTCTGATAGATAAAAGCTTTTGTGGGCTTTCCTGTTAGGAAGCTCATGTTCTCACTCAGAGGATCACGGGGCTTTTGATCCTCTTCAAGAGGTACAAGCTTGTCTGCGTTCTTGATCCCTAGAACCTCAAGCATCTGCCTGTGCAGTTGTGGCAGGTCATAGATCTGAGGTGCGCCCTGAGCAAGCTGAAGGGCAGCTTGGTATTGCATGATCCGCTGGGCCATTGTGGCGGCGTTGGGATCACTGACCGGGATCACCTCTACGAGGTCGTAATCGGATTGTTTTGCCGTCCGATCACCGCCTTCTGGGATGTAGGAATAGTCCGACGGCATGAAGTCGCGGATAATCTGTTTGAGGAGTTTAAACTCCATACGCAGGGCTGCATGGACGCGGGCCTGCACAGCGGACATTGTCTTAAGCTGCCTCTCAAGGATGGCGAGCGTTGTCCCGACTGGGGCTTGGGCTGACATGTCGCTGACCTTGAGATCTGCGATGCCGGCGAGCCTGCGGCCATCTTCTGTAATCTTCTCCAGAAGGGCAGCAAGAACCTGACTTGGTTCTTTGTAAGGCAGGTGCATGATGTTGTCTCGCACCGTTCCGGACGGTACATCAACATCTCGGAATTCTCCGGGGGCGATGGGGGTGTCATCTCCCTTGATCCGCAGACCACGGCTCTTCAGTCCACCCGGGAGGTTGGACAGGGTTCCTGCATCAACAAGCTGCCTGATGATTGCTGTGCCGGCGCGGGCATAGCCACCGATGATGTGGATGTAGCCCAAGCCGTAAGCCCCAAAGCCGGGGATGTAGGTGTACTGGACAAAATGCTGGCGCTTCTTCTTGCGCTTGTCACTCTCGTCCCAGTTCCTGCGAATCGACAGAACCTTTGTGGTTCCCCGATCGATGGTAATGACGTAGGGAAGAGCGATGTCTTCATCTTCGCCTTCCAGATTCCAGTCCACATGGACCTCCATGATCTGGTAGCGGTCATCATCTGTTAGGGAATACCCTTGCTCTTCAGCCTTTTTCTTCTCAATGTCGGTGAAGATTCTGACGGGTTCTCCGAGTTCAACTTCCCTGTAGAAGCCTTCTGCCTGAAGCTTTTTGAGGTCGTTCTTGGTCTTACGCATGAGGTGCGTGACCCGCTCGGCGCTGTAAACATTGCTTGCCCCGTAGGGCATGATGATGTCTTCTGCCGGGATGAATGGGGCGACTTGTCGGCCAATGGCTGGGTCGTAGTAGATCTTTTTAAACGCAGCGCCGGACAGGCCGAGGGCATAAAGCATCCGCTCATGCTCTGGGCGGTACTCAATCATTTCTTCTGTCAGGCGGTAGTTCATGTCTTCCCGGACACGATCTGCCGATTCCTGATTGAATTTTGTAACTTCTCCGATGATTTGGGTCTTAACTGGGCCGCGAGCCGGGAATGTCTCGGTAATCATCTCTGACTGGAACCGGATGGCAGCTTCCGTCAGGATTGGGCTGTAGACGCCACAGGCTCCAAGCCAAGGCTCTGCCCTCTCTTCATATTTCATGCCCAGAACTTCCAGTCCTTTGACAAACATGTCGGACCAGTCTTTTCTGGAGTTAATGTCGGCGTCAATAAGGCCGACAAGCTCTGAGGCAAGTGTGGAAAGCTCGCCTTCGTCTATGTCTTCTGCCAGATTTGCGTCAAAATCTTCAGACATTTCGGAGGAAGGCTCTAGATCGATCTCAATCCCGTCGATTCCAACTTTCATGGAATCGGGGTTTTCAACTTCAATCTCAATAACCGGCTCGTCGGTCATCATTTCGAGATCAAAAGGGGACAAAGTTGGGTCAAAGTTGGTGGCCATGACGGTCCTCAATAGTATTCAACACGGCGTCTAAAGAATGGTTTTTCATCGTCTTCGTCGTCGGAGGCAATAGAGATAAAGCCTCCCTGACGAAACCTCATAAGGGCTTGAGAGGAGGAGTCCACGAGGTCATCATGGTCCCCATTTGGGAAAGACGCCATTTCTTCCACAACTTCTTCTGCCCAGCGGGTTTCTGGCCTCCAAACCACCCCGGATGCGAAGAGATCCGCGATGGAGTTGACCCGAGCAATCTTGTCCTGCCCTTTGTATGGGGTGTATTCTGACAAAGGGATTCCAATTTTTCTCAGTTCATAGATCAAAGGAGACCCGGCAGCCCTCTTTTCCACAATTAATGTGTCGGGGTTCCAGTATTTCCATAGATCATAAGCCTTTGCCTTCAATTCTGGAAACTCCATGCGCTCTTTGAAGGCATCCAAGAGAATGATATTGGGCTTAAATGAGCCTTTTTCGTTCTCTTTGCGGAAAACACCCCATGTTGTGCAGGCTGAGTAGTCTGCCCTGTTGTGTTTTTCAAAGGCTGTATCCCAGCTTTGGATGATGTACTCGCATTCTGGGGGGTCATCTGCCTCCCAGATCTTCCATTGGTCCCTTTTGACAATGGCTCCCTCTTCCGAGGTGGGATTTTGTTGGTACTGAGCTTCCCATTTAGCGACAGGAATCTCTGCTTTGATGGCTTCAAGCTCAGTTTTCTTCCAAAACCCGGGCCATAAGGGATTACCCGAGGGAAGGATGGCAGGGAATTCAATCACTTCCCAGTCATCTGTACCGTCTTTTGAAGAATTCTTAAGGATCTGCCCTGTTAGATCTCTTTTGGACCACCGGGTCATCACAATGATGATGGCTCCACCGGGCTGTAGACGCTGGCGAGGACCGGATGTGTACCATTCATACACCCCGTCATAGACCGCAGGGTTGCCTTGTTTCGCTTCTTGTTCGGAATGCGGGTCATCAATCACAAGGATGTCAGCACCCTTACCCGTCACAGCACCGCCAACACCGATGGCGAAGTAATCCCCGCCTTGTTCTGTGTTCCACCGTCCTGCTGCCTTTGAATCTGTGGACAGCTTTGTCTGGAACACCTTCTGGTAATGCTCCGACTGAACCAGATTCCTAACTTTCCGGCCAAAGCCGACAGCCAATTCTGCTGTGTGGGCAGTCTGAATAATCTTCTTCTGAGGAAACTTCCCAAGGAACCACGCAGGAAGCAGGTACGAAGCAAACTCCGACTTCGTATGCCGGGGAGGCATATTAATAATCAACCTCTTAAGCTCCCCCCTCGCAACCCTCTCGAAGGCATCTGCCATGATCTTGTGATGCTGGCCAGAAATAAACACAGGCCACATCTGCTGAACAAAGAACAAGTAAGACTCTTTGCACCTCTCAAGCCGATCAAGCTCAATCAACTGCTGAATCTTCTTCCTCTGCTCAGGGGAAGCAGAATTAATAGCACCCAAGTACTTCCCAAGCTCCTGTTGGGACAAAAGACTCATAGAGCACCAATCTCCATTACAGACCGATCCACAACCTTAACCCCATGAAACTTCCGAGGCCGGACAGACAAATGCCCCTCCTCTTCTAACCTCTTAACAACCCTGTGCATGTTAGACCTCGACTTCATCCCCAAAGCCTTCGCCATCACCTCATAAGAAGGCGATACACCATGCAGACGGTGGTAAGCCTTGATAAACCTCAAAACCCCTTCCCACCTCTGAGTCATCTTAGCCTTTGGCCTTGGCATCCATCACCCTCAAACAATCAATCACTTCCAACATCCATTGCACCGCCTCGTAAGCCTCTCGCCTCGCACCGTCCATGTCCCCATTGATAACACCCAAATGAAGCTTCTTCAAAGCATTCTCTGCCATCATTGTGGGGTAAGCGTAATCTTTAATGTCGTCCATATTAATTCCTGCGAACACAGTATACCCTCAATGTTCGCATTTTCAATGTTTAAATTTTATATACCCCGGGGGGGTTTGGATTTGGAATGTGATGGGGGGTGTTTTATAGGAATCGTTTGGGAATCGTTTGTGTGGAATCGAGCGTAGACAACTGTGGGGCCGTCACGCGAGAAATGCCCCCTCCCCCCTCCGGTGGGGTCGACTCGTTCCAGAAACCAGTACCTTCTCCCCCAGCGTTTAAACCCGCGTCACGCTGCGCCGCTGCCCTTGGTCTTGCTGTTGCTCACAAGCTTTAAATGCCCAGCCAACTCCTGCCGCAACTGCTCGGCGGTCAGTGGTTTGTCCTGCTCTGCCTGCTGATCCTTGAAGATGCCTGCTGCTCTGCCCAGTAGCTCCAATGCTCGGAGACGGGTTGTCTCTTGCTTGCCTGCCCTGCTCAGTGCAACAAGGCTCCTGCTCACATACCTGCGCTGCGCTGCTGCATCATCTGCCAGTGCCTCGGCCGTCTCATCCCAGCCGGTCTGTATCATCTGCTTGATCCTTGGATCCTTACTCAGACGGTGCGCACAAGCGCTGATCGTTGCGTCTCCCCCCTTAGCATTGGGGTAAGCATCCCTGTATGCCTGCCGTCTGCTTTTTCCCTCTATAACACCCTGAGCGAACCTGACCATTGCCGGCGTGAGAGGTCTTGCCCTTGCCTCGCTGATGCCTACCACTTGACCATCTATCCTTACCCTTGGTCCCTCTGCTGCCGCTGCTGCTGCCTCGGGCTCACCCAAGTCACCGATGCCTGCGCCCAGTGCATTTAAACGCTGGTCGATCAGATCGTTCAAGGTTTGATCATCTGCTGCCTGCTCGGCCTCATCCCCAGCCTGCTCCAGCATCCGTTGGTAATCCGGGCCTGTCATTTTCCCCATGCTGTATCCCCTTACATACTGTATACGCCGACAGACTGTATGCCTGCCCAGCACTGTTCGCATTTACAGGCCAATTGTCCACCCGTCTGGCCAGCAAGTCAACCTTAGTTTTGCCTGCTTTTTAAGCAGCCCCCAATGAAAACCGGCCATCAACTGTGGGCAACCTGTGGATACAGCCTGTGGATAACCCTGTGGATAAATTCGTTATAGAAATTTCGAAAACGGCGTTAAAAAGGCGATCGGACCTTGGTCAAGGGGTAGGTAGCCTGAACCCCCGATCGTGCCTCAAATCTGTTCTAAATTACCAGACGGTCTACTTGTTTTACCCATAACGGTCTGAGCAATATTCTTTTAACCACTTGGCCAGCCCCAGCCATCAATTCCCCACTAATTCATGAGGGTATTGCGTTTACACAAGAACTGGCACTAGAATGCAGCCCAGCACTAGCGATAGTGTGATGCGGTGATCGGACCGCGACAGTCGCCCCGGCCTCTGTCCCCTGCCAGACGGGTTAGATCTGGACAGTGAACGGCCCACTATATGGTCGGTCTGTGGAGGTAAAAGT